TGGCGCGAAGAAAGAGGGCGACATCATTGTTGCTATCTCTGCTGGCACTGGCGGTATTGCTGCCGGAACCGCAGTGAAGTTCGATGGAGATGACAACCAGTACATGGTCGTAGCGGCAACCTCTTCCACTATCACCATCGGCGCGCCGGGCCTGCGTCAGGATCTTGCAGACCAGGCAACTGTCACTGTGCTGAGCGAGTTCGCGCCAAACGTTGCCTTTGACCGTAACGCATTCCTGCTGGCTTGCCGTACCCCGGCCATGCCTAAAGGCGGCGATACCGCTGACGACGTGATGAACGTAACCGATCCGGTCTCTGGTATCACCTTCCAGATCGCGCTGTATCGCCAGTACCGTCAGGTGCGTTACGAGGTTGGCGTGGCATGGGGTGTGGCATCTGTTCAGCCTGAACACTCCACCATCATCATGGGTTAACCCAGTGGGGCTTCGGCCCCTTAGTTATTCAGGAGGCCCAATGGCCGGATTAACCAAAGAGCAGCGCGCACAGCGTGAGGCTGAAAAGCTTGCCGCGCAGAGTGGTGATGTAAAAACTCCTGCCCCGCAGGACCAGCAGCAGGGTATTGAGCTGGTGGTGATGGTGCGTGATACCCCAGAATTCCCCGGCGGCCCGCTGAGCGCTGAGGTTCACCCTGACGAGGTGGATAACTGGCTGGCGCTGGACTGGCGTCTGGAGGAATAACCATGCTGGTTGCCGATCCCCATTCGCCTGACTTCAACAGCTACGCCAGCGTTATTGACCTGCGTACATTTGCGGCGGGGCGCGGATATGCCGTTCCTGCCGATGATGGCGAATGTAGCCAGATGCTCATGCAGGCAATGGACTATCTGGAAGGCAAGACATGGCGCGGCGAGCGCTCCAGCGCATCACAGCCGCTGTCATGGCCGCGCACTGGCTTACGCTTCGATGGCGTTGACCTTCCGGACGATGCTATTCCACAGCGCGTGGTTGATGCGCAATGCCGCCTGGCTATCGAGTCGCAGGAGATTGATCTCATGCCTTCGGTCGCTGGTGGTGGGGCGGTAACGATGGAGCGCGTCGAGGGCGCAGTGACGGTCCAGTACGAACCGGGCACGAATAAGGCGGCGCCGTCATTCCCCTGGTTCTATTCCTCGTTGCGCGGGCTGGTGGTGGGCGGCAATCAGATCCGCATCGAAAGGGGGTGATATGCCAATCGACTATCGCCGCATGCGAAACACCGCGACCCGACTGCTGACCGAAAACGGGAAGGCCTACCAGCTGACCCGCGCCGGCAGCACTATCCGCGATCAGTTTGGCAAAGAGGTCACAACGCCTCCTGTCACTGCGACCGTCACAGGCGTTGTCACTGAGTATTCCTCCCGTGAAATCGATGGCTCGCTGATTGCCACTGGCGATAAGAAGCTCGCGGCCACCGCCACAACTGAAGTGCGTATCGGTGATCACATCGAAATCGACGGCAAAAAGTGGCGTGTTGTTCAGCCGAATCCGGTTAAGCCTGCAGACGTGCTGATCTCTTACAACATCCAGCTGAGGACCTGATTATGGCCAGCACTGCAAACCAACCGTTCCTGGCTGCTATTCAGTTGTTCGTTGATGGGTCAAAGCAGGAGATCGACCAGGTTGTGCGCCGGACAGGTATCAAAATACTGGGCCGGTTGGTTGAAATGTCACCCGTCGGTCAGCCTGATATCTGGGAGGTTAACCAGACGGCATCGGCTTACAACACGGCGGTGAAAGAGCATAACGCGGCGTTGCGTGAAAATCCGGCCAACCTGACGAAGGCAGGGCGGCTTAAGCGCGGGTTGCGCGTCAATGACTCGATGGACATCAAAAAGCCTGAGGGATATGTCGGCGGGCGATTTAAGAACAACTGGTATGTGGGGTTCGATAGCCAGCCTACAGAGTCCAACGACACGCCAGATGCCTCTGGGCAGGGCTCCAACACGCGCGGTCTGGCGATGCTTGAGGTGTTCAGGGTGGGGCATGTCAGCTCGATTTACTTCACCAATAACCTGCCATATGCGCAGGCGCTGGAGAACGGGCACTCCAGCCAGGCACCCGGCGGCATGGTCGGCCTTACTGCGCTGGATGCGGCACAGTACTTCCGGGAGGCTATGAGCGAGGTGCGTAATGGTCAGTGACCAGTCAATGCGTATCGCTGGTCTGCTCGAGAGTCGCGTTGCGGTTATCTGCTCGTCGCTTGAGTTGCCAGTGGCCTGGCCGAACCTCGCTTTCGAACCCCCCGATGCGCCATACCTCCGCGTTTATGTTTTACCGGCGCAAACCGTGGGGCAGGATTTGGCGGGCCAGCTGCGCACGTATCAGGGCATTCTCCAGCTCAATATCATCGTGCCTGCCGACTCCGGAGTGATGTCGGCCAGGGCGCTCGCCCAGTCAATTGCTGATGCCTTTCCGGAGGGGTTGCCGATGGTTGATGGAGACCTGACTGTTTACATCAACGGGCCGCCGCAGGTGCGCCAGCCCATCCAGGACCGGCCTACCTCGGCCCCCAACGGCAGTAGCGGCTCCATCTCCTACACCATCCCCATCAGCATGCAGTACCGCGCTGATTACTGACCCGCCACCCGGCGGGTTTTTTATTACCCAAAATCAGGAGAATGCAATGGCATTCGCAATCCCTAACGGGTCACGTGTGAACGTGGCCAAGGCCTATCTTGCGCCGATTGTCTTCACAGCAGCAACCAATGCGACGGAATGCGAACTGACCGTTGCATCAGCTGCCGGCATTCTTGCTGGCGACGTTGTCCAGGTCAGCTCTGGCTGGCTGAAGCTCGACAACATGGTGTTGCGCGTTAAATCTGTCACCAGTACCAAAATCGTGCTGGAGTCATTTGATACATCTGACACCAAGAAATTCCCGGCGGGAACCGGCGCCGGCACGCTTCGTAAAATCGACTCGTGGATCACCATGCCGCAGGTAATGACGCTGTCCACCGAAGGCGGCGACCAGCAGACCATCAGCGTGCAGTTCCTGGAAGATGATAAGGCCCGTACCATCCCGACGTTTAAAAACGCCGTGGTTCAGGTCTATACCTTCGCCCATGACCCGAACCTAGCTATCTACAAACGCCTCATTGACCTGGACGACTCCAGCGATACCACGGCGGTCTGGTTCCACAACCCGCGCGGTAAAGCGGATCGTTATTACTCTGCCAAAGTGTCATTCCAGCGAGTCCCTCGCACGGAAATCAACGCCGTTGAGAGCAACGAAGCGCGCATGAACTTTGAATCGGACATGCAGATTTACCCGATCGCTGATTCCTCCGTAACGCCACTGGCGTTCCTGACTGACTTGCCAGCGACCAAATCAGTTGCCTCAGGTGCAGCGTTAGACCTGGCGGTGGTGATGCAGGGTGGTTCAGCACCTTACACCTACGTGTGGAAGAAGGACGGCACGGCTATCCCGGGTAAAACCGCCTCAACGCTCAACATCGCCTCCGTGGCATCGGGTGATGGCGGCGTTTATACCTGCGAAGTCACAGATGCAGCCGGCAAAACAATCACCTCGGCCGCTTGCACCGTCACCATCAGCTAATCAATCAGCCCGGTTCGCCGGGCTTTTTTATGCGCATCGCACGCGCACATTAAAGAAAGTCTTTCAGCTGTGAGCCTGGGCAAACCGTTACCTTTCGGCGGCTTTGCCGTGCGACAGGCTCACGCCTAAAAGGAATATGAAAATGTCCGAATCCCTCAGCATTCATCAAATATCGACAACCCCGATTCCGTTTGGGGTAAGTATCAAATGGAAATGGCCGGAAGCGAGCTACTGGTTCTCCAGGCTGGAGCTGCAATACCTATTAAGTGACGGGCGGCTTGAGAAAGAGCTCATCCGCTGGCCAGTGACAGAGAAACATATTTCCGGGCTCAAAGCCGACGAACGCCTGCAGGTACGCCTACGTCCAGTTGCTTACGATGGCTCAGTACGAGATTGGCGAGTCAGTGACTGGATCGAAGGGGTTACTTCAGTAGACGCCGGGGAAATTGTAGAGGCGCTGACGGAAGAGATCCGTAACAGCTGCGCACTTCATGGCCTTGAAGGTGGCTGGTCTTTCGAAAAGAACGGGACGCTGGCGATTAATAACGGCCAGGTGTTCATTACCGATGCGAAGATTGGCGATGCCGTAGTGTCTCAAAACTACAGCGTTAAATTAAACGTCGCCGTCAAAGGCAGAGAGCACGAAGCTGGCATGGCCCTCGGTGTTGAAGGTGACCAGAGCAAGATAGTGTTTGAGGCTGATCGCTTTAAGGTGCATGAAGCCGCTTCATCAATCATCGCCAGCGTGACAACAAGTGCGAAGACGAAGATTTCTCTCAGCGATGAAATGAAGCAGGCCATCATTGATGCTGTACGCGAAAGCGATTTGTTCAAGCCTCTACTGTCTGGACTTAATGAGCAGGCAGCCGATATCACACGCTTGCAACTACCGATAAAAGACGCGGTAAACGATGGGCTCCGCAACGCGCTGAAGCCCGGCGGCCTGCTGTACAAACTTTAGGTAGTGTCTCACCTATTCGAATATTCAACCCGCTCCGGCGGGTTTCTATTTTTCTAAGGAAACAAAATGTCCAAATTCTCTCTGATTCCAAACCCAACCTTTTCCATTACTGTCAGCATCCCTCGCGCCGGTGCAGAAGACGGCAAACTGACATTCACCTTCCGCCATAAGACGCTCGAAGAGCTGCGCGTGATGGACGAGGAACTGCACAAAGCCGCTGAAGGTAAAAAGGACCTGACAGGGCCACAGGCAGACTACCTGATGGAGGTCATTGACGGATGGGCCCTGCCTGACGAGTTCAACCGCGATAACGTGATCGTTCTCCTGAAGAACTACCCGCGCGCATACGACAGCATCGGCCTGGCGTACACCAAAGAGCTGATGGGTATCCGCGAAAAAAACTGAGGCAGGTCGCCGCAGCGTTGTACACGCCAGGACCGACTCTCGCGGAACTGAGCGCTTTTGGTTTGACGCCTGAAGACGTGGAGGAAGAGGTGGGGATCCTGCCATCGGTATGTAAATCATTCACCATCTTCTCTGCGCTGGCGACCCAGTGGCGCGTCGGCGCGGGCGGGGCGACCGGCCTTGATTACAACGTTCTCCCCTGGATGTTCGAGTTACATGGGGTTGAGGATGCGGCGGCCTGCATGGCTGACCTTCAGATTATGGAAAGCGAGGCTCTCAAAGTAATGCACAAGGAGACGAAATAATGACTGACCAGATCGCCTCGATTACTTTGCGGGCCGATGTTTCTGACCTGAAAACAGCCAGTAATGAGCTGGATAAACTCGGTCAGGCGGCGGCCGGTGCTGTCGATAAAGCGGATGACCTTAACAGCGTATTCCGCGCTGGTGCTGAGTCTGCAAAGCAGGGCAGTGAAGGCATTAAGGAGCAGCAGGCTGCGCTGAAAGGCCTGCTCGAGAATATCGATCCGGTAAACAAAGCGCTGAACCGGCTGGACGAACAACAGGCCGCGTTGCGTAACTTCCAGGCGAAGGGCTTTCTTGATACTGATTCATTCCAGGCCTATAACAAGATCCTCGATGACACCCGGGATAAGCTTACCGATACGGGTGAGGCAGCTGCACAAGCTGCTGTTGAGCTGGCATCTATCCAGGCGGCTGAAAAGCAGAGCCACGCACTTCAAAACCTACTAGGAAGCATTGACCCGACGGTACGGGCGTTCGCCGCTCTGGATGAGCAGTACAGCCAACTGGTTACTCATCTTCAGTCAGGCAGGCTGACCACTGATCAATTTGAGCATTTCAACGACCTTCTGGATCAGAGTAGAGAAAAACTTCTCGACACCGGGAAGGCAGCTGCGCAGGCAACTGAAAGCCAATCGGCAGCGCTGAAGAATCTGCTTGGTGCCATTGATCCAACAGTGCGGGCATTCGGTGCTCTGGATGACCAGTACGCCCAGTTAATAGCTCATTTTGAGGCGGGGCGGCTTAACACAGCCCAGTTTGAGCATTTTAACCAACAGCTTGAGCAGAGTCGCGCCAAGCTCATGGACACTGGCGAAGCAGCGGCGAAAGCGCAGGCGGAACTGGCAGCCACCCAGGCGGCAGAGAAGCAATCAGCCGCGCTGAAGAACCTGCTGGGCTCCATCGACCCAACAATTCGCGCTTTCAACTCACTGGACGAGCAGCATGCGCAGCTGGTGGCGCACTTCGAAGCTGGCCGCATTAACGGCGCGCAGTTCGAACATTTCAATACCATACTCAACCAGACGCGTGAACGGCTCTCAGGTGTAGCCGATGTGCTGCCTGAGGCGCTGTCCCGGCAGGAGGCCGCCGCACGCCGCGCCGGTATCTCTGTGGGGCAGTACAGCGCAGCAATGCGCACACTACCGGCACAGTTCACCGATATCGCCACGCAGCTGGCTGGTGGGCAGTCTCCGTTCCTGATCCTGCTCCAGCAGGGCGGGCAGATTAAAGACCAGTTTGGCGGGGTTCAGGGGGCACTCACTGGCGTCGGCGAATACATCCGCAGCATGGCCGGGATGATTAACCCAACCACGATTGCGCTGGCCGGTCTGGTCGGCACCATCGGTCTGCTGGCTGCTGCTGCATACAGTTCGTCTCAACAATTCGATCAGGTGGCGCGCTCAGTCATCATGATGGGGGGCGCTGGCTTCGCCTCGATGCAGCAGCTTAACGAGGCCGCTGAGGAGGTCGCCGGCAAGACGAACACATCCATCAGTTCCACCGTAGATACGCTGGTTACACTGAACGATACTGGCAAATATACCGCCAGCCAGATGAAACAAATTGCCACCTCCATCACGCTGATGGGCAAGGCTGGTAGCGACACCAAAGCGGCGATGTCCGACTTCGAAAAAATTGTCAGCGATCCGGTAAAAGGGCTGGCCAGCCTGAATGAACAATATGGATTTGTCGATGAAGCCATGATGAAGCACATCATCCAACTGCGGAAGCAGAAGGGTGAGCAGGCGGCAGTTACCGAAGCTATTGAGTTGTTCGCAGGCGTAATGGCAAAGCGTGCTGAGGAGACCAATAAAGCGACCGATAATATTGGTCAGACGTGGGAAAGCCTCAAGAAGAGCGCTTCTGATACCTTTGGTGACATCGGCATTACAGTGCGCGCCTGGGGAAACCAGATAATCGATATTTTCGAACTGGTTAAGTCCTCCATCAAAGATCTCTTCCTCAATATCACTTCACTGGATGCCAAATTCACCGGCACTTTAGCTGGCTGGGCTGAGAAAATACCTGGCGGTGGGGCAATTACGGACTTCCTCGGCATGGATGTCGAGGCCATGAAAAAGGCTGGGGCAGAAGCTGACAAAGAGATCGCGGCGAACAAAAAACGCTACGCAGAACTATGGAAGCGAGTCACTGCGCCTAACGCACAGGCAAGCTATGAAGCCGAAGCGCGAGGGTCCACGGTAAAAGGCGAGGGGGGATCCAGTCGCGAATCGATAAACGCAGTCTCGAAGCTTGCAGAAGACTCCGCGAAAAAGACCAAAGAGGCAAGAGCCACGCTGGATGCTGGCGATCGCACCCTGGAGAACTACCGCGCCCAAGCCAGAACCCTAACTGAAACGCTCGAAACGCTGCGTCAGACGGGAGATATTCACGCCAAAAATACCGAGTTCAGCAAACAGCAATCGCATTTTGCCGAATTGGACGAGGCCGCCAAAACCCGCGCGCTGACTTCGCAGGAGAAATCCCTTCTCTCGAGTCGTGAAGCCATCCTCAATGCCGCTAAGGTTGTTGACCAGAAAAATAAGGAAGTTGAGGCCCAGCAGAAAATTAACGGGCTGGCGCAGCAGGCGAACAAATACGTCACTCAAATGGCGGAAAAAACCGAAGCATTGCGCGGCAGTGCGGGCATGAGCAGTCGCCAGACTCAGCGTATGATGGAGGAGGCACAGCTCCGGCAAGGTTGGCTTAATAGTGGGGGCAAGCTTGAAGATGCTGGATACGAGAAAGAGCTGGCTGCGCTTCGCAATTATTACGCTGAAGAGGATAAGCTCCGTGGTGATTGGAAAGCAGGCGCGATAAGCGGCTGGAATGAATATCTGGATGTCGCCACGAATACTTATGACGCAGTGAAGAACGTTGCCAGCTCGGCGTTAAATGGCCTATCAGACATGCTGACCGATTTGATGTTGACGGGTAAAGCCTCAATTAAATCGTTCGGTATGTCGATGCTGAAGATGATCGCTGAAGTTGTAAACCGT